TTGGGGATCGGTTCGCTGATCCCCTTTTTTGTCTGTACACTTAACACTTCTATCAAAATATGGTTAACATTCTAGACATGAAAATCGCACAGCAAGCAATTCACGATATAAAAAACAAGGTTGAGTCTGCCGGATTCAAGATGTCCGATCTCTGCCGAGTCGCTGAAATCAACCAAGCTCAGGTCAGCAGATGGCAGAACGGCATCACAGAGCCACTCTACAGCACCGTCCTGCGCTTGGATGAGGCCGCCAATGCGCTGGTGTCAGCACGCATGACCATACTCAACAAGGCCATGGAAGAGGCCGTCAAATGAGTAAATACAGCATTGGCATTGATCCTGGCCTCTCTGGCGCAATCGCCATCATTTCGACTGAGAGCTTCAAGATATTCGATATGCCCACCATGACGGTAGAGCGCAACGGCAAAGCCAAGCGGCAGGTCAGCGCCGCCGAGTTGGCAGAGATGCTGTACCTATACTCCGGCAGAGACTGCCATGTCTACTGCGAGCGCGTGAGCGCAATGGCAGGCCAAGGCGTAACTAGCGTCTTCAGCTTTGGCCGCAGCTTTGGCATGATTGAGGGCATTCTGGCCGCGTTCAAGATGCCGGTGACATTCGTGCCGCCAGCCATTTGGGTGAAGGGCGTTGGCCGCGGTCAGGGAAAGGATGCCAGCCGCGCGCGCGCCATGGAACTCTTCCCATCAGATCAAGATCAATTCAAGCGCGTGAAGGATGATGGCCGCGCTGACGCTGCGCTGATCGCGCATTGGGGATCACGCCATGCAGGATAAAGAACGTGAAGTTTTGCGTCAGCACATCATCTGGCTTGGCACACAAGTAGAGCAGCAACGCAAAGCAAACCAAGACAAGATCGTATTACTCAAACGCTTGCTCGATCCCGAAGACCTCGGTCATGCGGCATCGCATGAGATACGTCAACTGGCTTATCAACTGATCATCAATGATCACCATTTAGAAAGAGACTCATGGCAACCAAACAACTAAGGCTTAGACCGTCATCCGCATCGCGCTGGATCGCCTGTCCTGGCTCGGTCAAGCTCTGCGCTCAAGTACCTTACCGGCCATCAGGTGAGGCCGCACAGCGTGGCACTGCCATTCATGCTTTGGCCGAGACTTGCTATCAGTTAGACACCGATCCCATGAAGTTTGTTGGCGAGAAGATGGAGGGCGTGACACTAACGGCTGATGATTGTCAGATGGCGGTGGACTACTTGCAGGAGATTTGGCACGTTGAGAATGTCACCGATCATGTAAGTGTTGAGCGCCAAGTCATGTACCAAAGTCAAGAATTCATACAGGTTGGCGGCACTGCCGATCTGGTTGGCTTATCGATGAAGTCAGGCATTGTCTACGTCACAGACTTGAAGACCGGCAAGGGATATGTGGAGGAGGACAACACCCAACTCAAGATATATGCGCTGGCTTACATACAAGGCATGAGCCGCGATTGGATTAAAGAAATCCATATGACGATTGTGCAGCCGCACGCCGGTGAGCCTCGCACACACATCATGACTATGGCCGAACTCGCAGAGTGGGAGGTCAAAGTGTTGCGGCCTGCAATGATCGCAACCCAACTCGATGAGCCGCCACTTTATATCTCTGACTCAGCCTGTCAGTGGTGTGACGCAAAGACAATTTGTCCGGCACAGCAAAAGCAATTCGATGTCGTGGCCGCCAACACTGACATCACCGTCATGGACAAAGAAGACATCAAGCAGGTCATGCTGGCGCTCACAGCAGACCAGATCAGCGCCATTCTGGACAAAGCGCCACAAGTGGAAAAATTCATTGACGCGGTCAGAGAGCACGCATTAAACGCCATGGAGAAGGACGGTATGGTGCTGGCCGGTTGGCAACTCGCGCCAAAGCGCCCTACGCGCAAATGGATTGATGGTGACAAGGCCAGAGAAAAACTGACATCAATAGGTTTGGCTGACACCGACATATTTGAAACAACCCTAATTACTCCTGCGGCAGCGGAAAAGCTACTGCCAAAGGAACAAAGAGTTATCTTGGACGAGTTATGCGTCAAGGTATCAAGTGGACTGACGCTTGCAAAAGATCGCAGCCTAAGTCAATAATGCAACCCCGAAACTTAGAAAGCTAAACTCAAAATGCTAAACCTCTCATCTGCTGGCGGCTCTGGAAACTACATCCGCTTTTCTCCCCAGGCTAATGCTTGGACAAATAACCTTGGCGAGGAAATCCAACTCAAGAAGGTAGTGTTTGACATCAATGATGTGCAAACCGGCTGGCTTGAACTTGGAGTCGGTGTACGCAATTGGCAACCTGATGCGTCACTCGGTAAGAAAGGACCGCAACCATCACCAGAAAGTCGGCGCGGATTCATCATCAAGTTTTACAACAAAGAAGTTGGCTTGGTGGAATGGTCGTCTAACGGTGTAGGTTCTAATATGTCGTTGGAAAAACTCTACTTGGACTGCGCCGCGCAGCAGGCCGCAAATGCCGGCAAATTGCCTGTGCTGGAGTACACCGGCAGCAAGTTGGAGAAGATCGGCAAAGGCACGACTCGCATTCCAGCGTTCAACATCATCAGTTGGATTGATCGTCCCGCTGGTATGGATGCTGACAGCGTGGAAGAGCCAGCGCCATTCAATAAGCCTACGCCTGCACCAGTTGCGCCACCAGCGCCAGCGAAGAGCGTGATGGCCGCGGCAGTGGCTGACGATGAAATGTTCTAACTGATCGGCTTTAAGTACCGCTGGCTAACCCCAGCGGTTTTTTTTCCTCTAAAAAAATACAACATGAAATATCTCTCACTTTGCAGTGGAATTGAGGCGGCAACAGTAGCATGGCATCTCCTTGGATGGGAGGCAATAGCGTATTCAGAGATTGAAAAGTTTCCATCTCAGGTGCTGGCGCACCACTATCCACAAACGCCAAACCTTGGCGACATGACGAAATTTAAGGAGTGGTCAATTGAATCAAATGTCGATCTTCTTGTCGGAGGAACTCCCTGCCAATCATTCTCAGTCGCAGGACTCAGAAAAGGATTGGATGACCCGCGTGGCAACCTCATGCTTACCTATCTTGCCATTGCTGACAAATATCGCCCCCGATGGTTGGTCTGGGAGAACGTCCCTGGCGTTTTGTCATCTAACGCCGGACAAGACTTTGGCACATTCCTCGGAGGGTTGGGGGAACTCGGGTATGGGTTCGCATACCGCGTTCTTGACGCTCAATACTTTGGAGTGGCACAGCGCCGCCGCCGTGTGTTCGTTGTCGGATACCTTGGAGACTGGCGACTTGCCGCAGCGGTACTTTTTGAGCGCCACAGCCTGTCAGGGCATCCTGCGCCGAGCAGAGAAAAGAGGGAAGAAGTTGCCGGAACAATTGAGGCTAGCCTTGGACGCAGTCGCTGGGCGGGAACGCCTCCAGGCGCAATAACAGCTCGCATGGTTGCCTTTGGTGAGTATTCGGATGACGGTACAGCGTCAGCAATGAAAGCTAGAGACTACAAAGATGCAACTGACCTAGTGGCGCAACCCATTGCCTACAACATCACATTCTGCGATGCCAATGGGACTCGAGCAGATCGTCCAGATGGCGGTTTGTATGTCAACGAGACAGATGTAACAAGCACGCTAACTAAGGCTGGCATTGGTACGAATGTGGCGCAACCCATTGCATTCAGCGGTCAGATGTCAAACCCGCAAACAGATGTGGACATGACGCAAACCCTGCAAGCCAAGAATCCGATGTCGGTGGCATGGTCAATGAACTTAATGTCTCCTGGCCGTAAGGTTCGCGAAGATCATGGCGTTGGCGCTCTTACACAACAATGCCATTGTCCTACACAAGGAAATGAAGCAGTAGTAATTCAACAAGCAATGGCCGTGCGCCGACTCACGCCAAAGGAATGCGAGAGACTGCAGGGCTTTGGAGACAACTACACCGACATCCAAGCCAAGGGCAAGCCAACGCCAGACGGTCCAAGGTACAAAGCCTTGGGCAATAGCATGGCAGTGCCTGTTATGCGTTGGATTGGTGAAAGAATTAAACAATATGAGGAAATGGCATGAACTATGAGCACAGACAAATCGCCAACAGCATCCTCAACCGACTTAAAGACGGTGAAGAATTTAGCCAATCTGTCATCCGAACAGCGCTTAGAGATGCTGGAGACCTTGCGCCAAACCGAGGCGAGGGATTGGATCAGGCGCTACAAAACGAAAATCAAGGCGGTTGGCAAGAGAGAAGCCTACGTTTGGTGGCAAAGAACGATTGACGATATTGAAAAACGCCGAGGCAAAGATGAAGCTGACGACCTACGCAGGAGAATGAACAATGAGGGCGGCAAAGATTGATGCAAATCACGAAGCGGTTGTATTGGCGTTACGGTCGGCTGGCGCTACAGTGCAGTCTTTGGCTGGTGTTGGCAAGGGTGTACCTGATTTGCTGGTGGGTTATCAAGGCCAAACCCTTTTATTTGAAGTTAAAAACGGCTTTAAACCGCCGTCTAGGCGGCTTTTGACCGAAGACCAGCTAAGGTGGCATGGAAGCTGGAAAGGGGGCGCATTGGTGGTTGTAGACAGTCCTAATGCGGCTTTGAGAATGATTGGGGTGATCAGGTGAGAAGCCTTGAGCAAAACCGGTTAATGTGGGCAAATCTTGAGGACATCGCGCAACAGGTGGTTTGGTATGGTCAAAAGCTACCCAAGGAAGAATGGAAAGACGTGTTAACCGCCGCACTGAAAAAACAAAAGATTGTGCCAGGCATTGAGGGCGGGTTTGTGGTTATTGGCGCAAGGACAAGCAAAATGAGCGTGGCAGAAATGACCGAACTGATTGAGCTGTCATCCATGTTTGGCGCACAGCAAGGTGTTAAGTTTCGAGCATTAGAGGAATAAAAAGGGGATCGGCACAAGGCCGACCCAAAATAATCACCGCAAGCATTTAAAACGGCAACCAAAAATAAGTGTATCCATGTTCCAAAAACATCAATACGTCAGAAGCAAAAAACTCCTAAAGCTGGTGGCGGGGCTTGACTGCCAAGCCTGTGGTTCGAGCAATATGGTGCAGGCAGCGCACACCAATTGGGGTGGCGGCAAAGGCAGAGGAGTAAAGGCTGACGACAATCTGGTGGCTGCGTTGTGCCTTAAATGCCACTATGAGATTGACCAGGGCAAAGACTTAACCAAGGATGAACGGCGGTTAATGTGGTACTTGGCGCATAACCAAACGGTTGCAAAACTTTGTGAACAAGGAATATGGCCTACTGACGTTCCTATGCCTATAATAGAAGCGCAGTTGTCTCCTTAGCAGGGGCTTTGACCCCTGCCTTTTTTAAGGGAAAAAATGATCAGGATATTCGCTGGCTATGACCCTCGGGAGGCTGTTGGCTACCATACGTTTTGCCAGAGCCTGATTGAGCGCACCAGCGAGCCGGTCGCCATAACACCTCTGTACGGCTCACAGCGAGACGGCACAAACGCATTTACTTACCAGCGGTTTCTTGTACCCTACTTCACCAAGTTCAGCGGCAGGGCAATATTTTTGGACGCAAGCGATATGTTGATGCTGGCAAACATTGACGACCTGAGCAAGCTATTCGACCCAACCAAGGCGGTGCAAGTGGTCAAGCATGAATACCAGACCAAGCACCCAAAGAAATATATCGGCACACCGATGGAAGCGGCGAATCGGGACTATCCCCGAAAGAACTGGTCAAGTTTAATACTTTGGAATTGCGAACACCCAAGAAACAAGGTGCTAACACCGGAATTTGTGGACGACCAGACAGGCGCAGACTTGCACCGTTTCGGTTGGTTACCCGAAACACTTATCGGTGAGCTACCGAAAGATTGGAACGTGTTAATCGGTGAACAAACAAACAAAAACGCCAAGATTGCCCATTACACGCTTGGCATACCTGAGTTTGAGCATTATCAGGATTGTGATTTCAGCAAGCAATGGTTTAACACCAAGAGCCGTATGATGAATGGCTTGATCAAAATGCGGGAGACGGTCGATGGCTGATTACCGTGACATGGCTGCGGCGCTAAGTGCTGGGTATGGACAAGATACCGGCCCGATCACGGCTGACACGCTGATCACGCTAAAGAACGGCAAGAAAACAACGGCAAGCGACCTGCTTGGAATGCTTAAGGGCTTTGGTCAATCGGTTGGCAGTAATTTGGAATCATTGGGTCGCGGCGGTGTGGCATCAGTAATTGGTGCAGGCGGCGACCTTGAAACCTTTGGTCGAATGGGCATCAACAAGTTATATGGCGCAGGCGGTGTAAACGTAAGTGAAACCCCTGTACTGCCGACCACCACAGACATTTTGGGCATGATGCCAAGGGCGACCGCGGCAAGGCCAGAGACCGCGGGAATGGAGGAGCTGGGCGGGTTTATGGCTCCAGCGACCGCTAAATTGGCGGGTAAAGCAATTAAAGCCACAGAGGGTTTGCCTGTTGGATTTGGAATAAAAGACGTATCAAAAGGATTTGATCCTAAAAAAATGGGTAAACAATACCCTGATACATTGCTTGGCGTACCAATGGTTGACCCCAAAACCGGCAAAGAATACATAGGAAAAGTTTTATCGCCAGAAGCCGAAGCTGTACAAAAATTTAAAAAAGCAG